GTAAATTTGTTGTGAAATCATATAGAGTTTCAAGGTCGTTTTTTCATCATTTTCACAAAAAACCTTTCGGCTCTTCAAAATTTACTCGTGATACCAAGGGGCATTTTCAATATTGAAATTGTCAGCTTCATAGAAGATACGAGACATATGTGTCACTTTAGAAGTATCCCATTCCCTGATAGATTGGTTGAAACTTCTTGCACTATTAAACATATCTTCCATATCAGTAACATTAGAAGTACCCCATCCTCCAATCGGTTGATTAAATTCTCTTGCACAATAGAACATCCAACTCATACAAGTCACTTTTGAAGCATTCCAATTTCCAATCGGTTTATTGAAATTTTTCGCTTCATAGAACATTGACCCCATTTTTGTCACATTCTTAGTATTCCATTCTCCGATAGGTTGATTAAAACTTATTGCACAATAAAACACACTTATCATATTTGTAACATTATAAGTATCCCATTTCCCGATATTCTGATTGAAACTTTCGGCACCCAAGAACATACAGGCCATTGTAGAAACATTAGACGTATTCCATCCACCGATATTCTGATTGAAACTTACAGCACGACAGAACATCTGAGACATATCCGTCACTTTAGACACATCCCATTTAGAAATATCTTCATTGAAATAATGACGATATTGAAATAGTCCTTTCATATTAGTAACTTCTGATGTGTCCCAAACTCCAATTTGTCCGTATTTTTTGATAATTGCATCCTTTCGCTCACCGCCTTCAAGGTAGTCTTCGACAGAAACATGAATAGTTGCGTTTTTCAATGGCAAGAACTCAATATAAGGAACAATCTCGTAAAGTGCCACTAAGTCGGGCACATAACTCATTTCTTCAAGTAAATTTGTTGTGAAATAATATAGATTTCAAGGTCGTTTTTTTATCATTTTTAGTAAAATTAATTCATTTGTAGAAAAACAAACAGAAGAAAAAAGAAGCGACGGCAATAGAAGCACAAATCAAAACAATCATTTATAGTATAAAATATTATTTTTATCGTTGTTAATCAACAACTTTAACTTTTTGAGAGGTTTTTTAGACATTTCTTGTGTTTTTTTCATATTTTCTATATTACATTTTTCATCACCGCAATGGTCATAATTTGCTGTTAGATTGTTGAAATCTTGTGATGAATTTCTCCAACGACCAAGATGTGGAGTGTAATACTCAGGCGAAATAAGTCTTTTATTCACAATATCCTTGAAAATCTTCACAATCATTTTCTTCTTTTTCAAATGTTATGTTGTTTTATCTTTTTATATGATTTTTTCAATCGTAACATTAGAAACATTAGATAAATTCAAATTTACAGGGTCGTTTTTATAATCGTCAATATAATAAACTTTTTCAATGCCAGCCGCAACAAGAATTTTGAAACAATTAACACACGGATAATGGGTGATATAGGCGACAGCACCTTTTAAAGATATTCCCTGTTTTGCTGCGTGAGCTATAGCATTCTGCTCTGCGTGTATTGTAGCAAGTTCGTGTCCGTCCCTAATAATTGAGATATGAGGAGAGCCACTAAAAAACCCATTATAACCCATAGATAGAACACGATTGTCTTTTACTATTACACAACCAACGTGCAATCTTTCACAGGGAGAACGGGACGCAGCTAACAACGCCATTGATGCGAAGTATTCATCCCATTTTATACGTTCATTCGTATTGTCGCATTTGTTACAAATAAGCTTAATAGAGTTTATGAAGTCCTTCATATTACAACTTTACACTATATAATTTTCAAATGTTTATATGATTATTTGAAAAAATATCAAAAAATAGACCTTGATATATACATATAAATATAAATATATACTGATTATAAAAATGGGGTGTGGTTTTTCAAAGAAGAAGAATTATGACCGCGAATTGTTAAAAGCAAAAGTTAAAAATGATGATTTGATAATTCATATTCAGAATATGACAGCCTCAAAAGGGAAACTTTATGAAGAACTTGAAATTTCTCGCAATGCGGTAAAAGAGCTCGGGAAAGAGAAATTTGAACAGTTCTGCGAACACGAAAAGGAAAAGAAAATTCTCAAAGATAAGATTGCACTTTTATCAAGCAAAGTTGAAATGTATAAAGAACAGGTAGAAGGTGTGATTGAAAAACATGATGTTGATTATGCGAACTCGTTTCTTTATCTTGACAAGTAAAACAAAAAAATTTGAAAATAGATAAATGCCGAAAGGTTTTTTATAAAAATTACGCATTTATAGCACTTGTAACAAGATCGTCTTCATCGTAAAAAATTCGAACCCGATCTTTACGGTAATCACGAGTAACAGGTGATCCATCACGGAGTAATATAACTTGTCTAATATCGTATTTTTTTCCTATTATTTTTACACGCGCATATATTTCTTCAACCGGTTCTCCTTTCGCATCTTTTAAAAATGAAACAAGAGATTTATCATCGTCACTATCATATTCATCCTCACTATCATACTCATATTCATCCTCACTATCATATTCATCCTCACTATCATAATCATCTTCGTAATCATTCATTTCTTGTTGATATTCCATATCTCTAGCTCTTCTTTCTAAACGATCACTTTTAATAGCAGCGCGAATTCTTGCTCTAATTTTAGCTTCTTTGGCATCTTCATTAGCATCTTCAAGACGACTTTCAATTAATTCAGCTTCCGCTTTGGCTTCCGCTTCGGCTTCCGCTTTGGCTTCCGCTTCGGCTTCCGCTTCCTTTTCCGCTTTTTCTTTGGCAAGTCTTCTATTATTTGAATATTTTACAAAAATCAATATAAATGATACTAAAATCATTAATACAAGAGTTGCGATTATAACAACAATTGTTCTGTTTTCAGGATTAAGTATATATTCGGTTAGATTAGACATTTACAATATACATATATTAAAATTGCTGTTATCAATTAGTCAAATTTTGTTAAGGACAGATAATTCGTAATTTTCAATAAAAAGATTATTATCATCTATTTCACTAAAATCAGTATAAACAACACACTCATTCTTATCATTTAAACATACAATACGATGGTCTGTTGTCTCAAGATCATATACATATTCTATTTGTTTATCATATAAGTTGTTTACGGACGTAGGAACATCAGAAACTCTTTTGAACTTACCATCATGTAATACGTGATGATTAGGTGTTGAAATAATACCATCATAATTAGACATTTTAATGTCTTTTCCGGAAAATTTCATAGTTCCAACAACTTTTGCGTCATTTAATAGAACATCACCTATTTTGATATCAATCATTCTTTTTGTGGTCCCATTCGTTAGAACCACTTGTGTTTCTGCGTCGAAACACGATGAGGGACTATTTTTAGATATGTCTATACCATAAGGTCTGCAAAAAGCACTAACAATTTTTCGACTTAATTCCTCAATTTTATCTTTTGAAATTTTACCATTTACACATGTTTCTGATGATATAAGTTCAACTATTTCGATTATTTTAGTAACAGTATCATCATAATATTTCAGAGCATTTTCTCTTGAAAATCCATATCCTCTTTCTTTTGCTATTACTATTGATTCAATTAGTCTTTCTTTACTATCAGCATAATATTTTTTGTTACTTTCAATGAATTCAGAGCATGTAATATCATCTCCATCAGCTTTCTTCAAAGAAAGATAATATGAATTCATATAAGCATTAATCTGTGTATCCGATGAAGTACATACAAAGTTTTTGATAATACTTTGATTTATCAAGTTTGTTTTAAAAATAATCTTTTTCAATAAATTTGAATCTGTTTTGAATTTATATCCAACTCCAGTGTTGTCAAAAAAAGAATTTCCATCACATACCGCGTCAATTATATCATACAAATAATTTTGAATTTTCATCAAATCAATTTGATCTTCAGAACAGATTTCATTCGGAATTATAAGTTCCGCTATTTCTATAATTAAATCAAAAATAGCACGTATGTTTTTATTTTCCGTTTCAGTTTTTCCCTTTCCTTTTTCCCTTTCGAAATTTTTATTTATTTCTTCTTTATATTCTTCAAGAAGATCCAAACAACCTGTGCCCATAAATGAAGAACTTAAAGAAATTATACCTGTTATGAAATTTACGATTCGCTTTATCTCGGGTTTAATTACAGAACATCCCCCTTTTATCCACAAACGATTTACTTCACTTGTTTTTTGAATAATTTTTGATACATTATCTGAGTCTGTTGTTATCTTAAAAATCAAGGTATCATTCATTATGGCCTCTCTTTTTGCTTTCTCTTCTGCTTCAACAGCTGCTTTCTCTTCTGCTTCTTTCTCTTTGTCTAAATGTTTCTTATAAAAAAATCCACCAACAATTAGAGAAATTATCAGAATCCATATTATAAATACTACAAGCAACATTATCTTATATAACATATATATATAAATAAATGTTGATTTTTATGATAAATTTTTATATCCGTTTTGATTAATAAATGAATATTACAAAAGAATACTTCAACAATTTTGAAGATGAAAAGGAAATTGATGAAAATTTTATAAAATTTCATAAAAATCCTAAAATATATAACATTGTTATTGACACATTTGATAGAAATTTGTCTAATGAAGATATTTCAAAATTTAGAGTTAAATTTGACGCAAACGCAGGACAGCGTGAGCGTATCCCTATTTATCTTAATAGCAACGCTAATATCTCAGGTAACAATACGTCAGGCTTTACGTTTGAGGGTGTGTCATACGAACCATACAACCCTGAATCCCACTCAGGAGAAATAATCGGGTTTCATCATAAAGAATTTGATAATGAAAATGGTATATTGATTCAGAAACGTTTCAGTCAAATTCAACAAATTGGAAAGATACGAATTGAAATACCAAAAATTCTTATGTCAACAGAACCAAGTTTTTTATACTTACATTTTGATGAGTTGTCCGGCTTTTCCAAAACTTTTTTACCAAATGGTAAAGCGATTAGCTTCTGTGCGTATTCAAGCGTATTTCATGATAATAAATATGTATTTGAAACACGTCATCCCCTTCCTTTTGATTCATTAAATCTCCAAAACCTTACATTTGAAATAAGTTTTCCAAAATCTAATATATTGAACGATTATGCCACCATTTTTTACGCAACTATCAACAGTTCAAGTAAATTAGAACTGGTAACTCCAAATATGCCTACCTATTTCGCGATAGGTGATGAATTAAAATTTGAAGAAGGAACCGAAATTGTTCCAAATGTAGATAATATACCTCACGTTATTTCTGTTATTGATGGATATGTGGACGGTTCGACTGTTATTTTAAGAACTTTTGATGGTGAGCTTGTTCAATCCACAAAAACTGTGAATGGAAAAGGTGCGATTGATTTTGGTTCTCATAATTTTTTAATCGCAACCGCAAAGGGGGGTATTGATATTTCAATATTCGAGAAATTTGATTTGAATATGAAAACACTTGTTTTTCCTTATTCCGATGCTAATGTGAATATCACACCCATTACAACGATTTTAACAGATTACATCATCTTCAATACAAGAAACGATAAGATTAAATCAAAAAATGTAAAGGCATTAATTGAAAATTTTGAAGTAAAATATGGTCTTATTAACTCTTTTACTGATTATATTGAAGATGATGATATTCGAATGGCATATTTATCATACCAAATTGTAAGTACATTAAAAACAGTTCATTTCCTTTTAAATCATCTAACAAATGAACTTGTGAATCCATCTTCTGTTTCTTTAATATTAGCACAATATATGATAGAGAAAGACTTAAATTTCACCAATTTTGATAATATTTCAGAATTTTTCATTAAAATTCTTAGTAAATATAAGGCAAATATAACAAAATATGCTTTATATATAAATAATTCTATTCATTCCTTAATCGTTCATAATACCATAAAAGAAGAAAAATTGTCATTTGGAATGTTAGCAAATTCTGCTCTTGTTCTTCATAAGGACATTACATTAAACAAATACGCAAAGTATAATATTGTTTCAAAAAAATGTTCAATCGAAGAAATCAGTAAGAGACGTGATATTATCATTCCTTCAAAACAACACAACAGAGAATTTGCAGAAATAACAGAAATTACATATAATGGAACAAATGAGATCATATCTCAAAATTTAGAAAAAGTAAAGAATATTTACAGAAATATTATTTACGAATTTAAAGTTGATAAGGAAAAGGAATGTCTTCTACCAATAAAAGTGAAAGAATTTGAAACTTGTAAATCTGTTTTCGGTAAGATTTCCCAAGATCGCGAGATTTGTATTAATACAAAATTTAATATTGAACATTTTAAAAATTGCTGTAAATTTAACAATAGTGCTACTAATGTTTATATTATTTTCTTCATTAGTGCTATAAAATCTATATTAAGTTCAAGTGATTTCAAAATGTTCTTTGATTTAAATTTGAATTCAACTTTCTTAGCTGATTTAAAAAATGTTTGTGAAATAAACGAACAATCAATATTTACAACTTCTAATGATAATGCAAACGAAAATGTGATTGAGCCTATAAATGTTGAATCTGATTTTGTAATCGATATAAAAGAATCAGAAGAAATAGTTTTGAAATTTGAATCGTCTAATGCTCCTATTAAAGATATTAGAAAAATGATAGAAATAGAGAATATTGAAACAACAATTGAAAACGGTAAAATTAAAAATAAAATATCATTTAGTTCGTCTAAAATCACATCGAGCCTTTTTTGTGTTTTAGAATTTGCTATTGATGATGAAATTGTTGAAACTCGGAATTATTCTGTAAAGGTTAACAAGAGGAAACAAGAAAAGATTTACGAATTTTCAAATCAAAGTTTTAAAGATGGTTCAAACATCAAAGTTTCGCTAAAATTTTCATTTGAAAAGGGAAAATATGTTGAAATTTTCAATAAATTTTTGGTGAAAAACGTAATAACATTTTTGGAATTAGAGAAAATTTGTGATGAAGAAGAAGATTTGACTGCAAATGTGTTCGATGTGTTAGATTTGGAAAAGGATACTGAAGATTTTATGCCATTTAACCCACTGAGCTCATCGCCACCACTTGACTCTTCCGGAAATGTAGATTACACGGATCTTTATGAAGACCTTACTATGAGGGACATTTATACAATAACGAACCTAGGCACTGATACATCAGGAAACAGCCTAATTGAGTTGGATGTGGATGTCGATAATAGTGCCTTTAATAATACTGATCTTTTAGTAAAAAATAAAAACAAAGATCATTATATAAACATCTTCAACAAAAAAGCTCAATTTGACATTTCTTTAGAAATTGTTGAGTAACTGGATTTGTGTTTATCACAAACCTAAGAATTTTCAAGTTTCTAATACAGGAACAGGACGAGGTATAACATAATCGAATGTGAAGTGTTGGTGATGAGTATAATCATTATTGAGACATTTGCGAATATTACTGTCAGTAAAAGTGATTTTTGGGTATGCTTCACAAAGTCTTTTGATACAATCCGGAACATAATGAGAACGCATTATTTCAACTCCATTCGGGTCTTTCACAATGAATTCATTCTTGGGGTCTCGCTCTTTTTCGCGTTGTCTATCTTCTCCTTTTTCAATCATATTATCTAAATTT